TTGAACCAATGGGTGAACTCTTTAAGTGGATGGATTCCTGATGATGAATGGATGCAGAGTGCTGGGGAAGTAAATTTATCAGAGCTTAAAGGCAAGCCTTGTTATGGTGGTTTAGATTTAGCCGCCGTTGAGGACGTTTGTGCATTTGTATTGATATTTCCTTGGGAAGACGGCAGTATTAAAGTCTTGCCTTATTTGTTCGTCAGTGAAGCAGCTGTTGAGCGTCGCAGAAAGCAAACAGGAGGCTCGTATGACACTTTTGTAGCTAAAGGTGAGCTGATAGTCACCGAAGGCAATTCGACTGATTACGCAATGATTAAACGCAAAATTATAGAGGCTGCTGATTTGTTCGATTTACAGAGTGTAGCCTTTGACCGATGGAATTCAAATACCTTGGTGCAGCAATTAACTGATGAAGGAATTGAAATGGATCCCTTTGGTCAGGGATTTATATCTATGACCAGCCCTATCAAAAATGCTGAGGTATTGGTTAAGAAAAGGCTATTGCACCACGGCGGTCACGGCATGTTGAGGTGGATGGTTGGTAATGTGGTTATCAAAAAAGACGATGCAGAGAACGTAAAGTTTAGTAAAGCTAAGGCCGGCGATAAGATTGATGGTGTGGTGGCAATGATAATGGCTTTAGGTGAAAAGATGACCGTTGAGAACTCTGATGTCAGTAAAGTAAGCACCTACGAGACCCAAGGTTTGCGCTTCTTATAAGCTAGCTTTACGAACGAAATCCTGTTAGTTTTCTTTTTCTTCTTGCTATATATATAGGAAAAAAAAATAAAATATTGGTTTTTCACTCTCTATTTCTTTATGCTTGTGCGTCTATCGTCGCACTCGCATAAATAAATACAGATAGGGGGTGTAAATATTTTTTTGTGGTAAAGTAATTTTTTATAAATTGAGCTAACAACAACAAACAACAATATTATGGAAGATTTAAGAATTGGGGATTACCTCCTTAGCAAGCGCTTCGGCTGGCAGTACAAAATTGTAAGCATCAGAAGTGGTGCAGCAATTATTCAAGACATCACTCGTGAGAATGTACGCTTGAAATTTTCTTTAAGCGCTTTACGTGCCCGTATTAAAAACGGAAGCTTTTGGCATTCGCCGCATCCTTTATAGTTTTCTTTTGGTTTAGGTCTATAGATTTGCGTTAGCGGCGTGCCCTGTCAAATAATTGGCAGGGCTTTTTTAATATCATTGCGCGATAGTTATATTTGTATGTAATTACAATGTTTCTACTTACTTATGGCGGAAAATCAAAACTTGTTTGGGCGCATATTAGGTGCATTCCGTGCCTCGCCTAACAACCCGTCAACATCATTGGCAAACCCTGCTTCTTGGATGTTTGATGGTTCCGCATCAAAAACGGGTATTGCAATTACTGAAGATAGTGCTATGCGCCTTTCTGCAGTATTTGGCGCTGTTCGTGTTATTTCTGAAACTATCGCTTCTCTGCCTTGGGATGTAAAGCAAGATGTGGACGGAACAACGCGCGCCGCTTTGGCACACCCAATCAACAAGCTTATTCACTCACCTAACGGTATGATGACGGACTTTAACTTTAGAGAAGTTTGTCAAGCACACCTTTGCCTCCACGGCAATGCTTTTATTGCGATCCGTAGGAACGAGGCGGGGCAACCTGTAAAACTCATTCCCGTACACCCTGATAGAGTACAAGTCAAAGTTTATAAGGATGAAAAGTTCTACACCATTGATGATGGTAAGGAAACCTTTGACGATACTGAGATGATTCACATCCTTGGACTTTCTTTTGATGGTGTTGTAGGTAAGAGTGTTATTGAGGCAGCAAGAGAGAGCATTGGCCTTGGTTTGGCGGCTGACCAGTTTGGTGGTTCCTTTTTTGGTAACGGTGCCAATGTAAGTGCCGTTCTTACACACCCTGGTAAATTATCAGATGAAGCTTATAAGCGCCTGATGGCATCTTGGCAACGCAGATACTCGGGGCTTGATAACGCACACAAGACTGCAATCTTGGAAGAGGGAATGTCCTTGCAAAAGGTCAGCATCTCCCCACAAGAATCGCAGTTTTTAGAAACTCGCAAATTTGGTGTGGAAGATATCGCACGATTCTTCCGCATTCCACTCGCTTACCTCGGCTCTTTAGAGAACAGCTCTACAAGAGCAAATATTGAAGAACAAGGCATCCAATTCCAACGCAATACCATCCTTCCTTGGGTGAAGCGTTGGGAGGCTGAATTCAACCGCAAGCTTTTCCCTAATGATGAGGCGTACTACATTCGAATTAATATGGATGGGCTTCTTCGTGGTGATATCTCAAGCAGATACTCTTCCTATGCCACAGCAAGACAATGGGGCTGGTTGAGTGTTAATGATATTCGCCGCCACGAGTCAATGGATCCTATTGAAGGTGGAGACGTGTACTTGCAGCCATTAAACATGGTTGAAGCTGGAACTGATAATACTGTTGAGTAATGCCTTACAATAACTACCCTAAAGCAGCCAGTGAAAATGCACAACGTGCACTTGATCACAAAGAGAAAAACGGCAGCAGCTGTGGTACACCTGTTGGATGGGCACGAGCAAATCAACTTGCAAATAGAGAAAGAATTAGTGACGACGTACTTGTGAGAACTTATAGTTTTTTAAGTCGTGCTAGAGTTTATGATCAAGGTAAGTTTACTGATGAGGACGGCAAGGAAATTTGTGGTAGTATTATGTATGCAGCGTGGGGTGGCGATGAAATGCTACGCTGGGCTAAGTCAACATTAGAGCAAATGGAAACGAACGAAAGACATATTAAGAGTGTAGTTGAGACTGATGAGGAAATCGTCATCACCTTTGGTAAGGGCGAGATGTCAGATGAAAGCAGCTACAAAGAAGAAGAGCGTGCAGAGGCCGATGAGTTAAGCGTTGGTGATTTTGTACGCTGGAACACCTCAGGCGGAACGGCCTACGGTGTTATCATACAAATAGAAAGAGATGGAGAGCTTGAGGCGGATAGTGGCTTCACAGTCAACGGCACTGCTGATGATCCTGCGGCTCTCATTAGAATCTACCGCTATTCCGCAGAAGAGGAAGCCTACATTGAGCGCAAGCCCGCTCTTAATGTGGTACACCGCTTCTCAACATTAGAGAAGTTTGATGCAGAGGTAAGAAATCATAAGGCTATTGTAGAAAAGCGTGAGTTCCGTATGGAGCACGCAGAGTACGAGGGCCAAACCATTAGAGGCTACGCTGCTGTGTACAATAGCGATAGCGAATGGATGGGAGGCTTTTACGAGCAAATTGCTCCTGGTGCTTTTGATAATGTAATGGAAAACGACGTAAGAGCTTATTTTAATCACGATGAGAACTTGTTATTGGGTAGAGTGTCCAGCGGAACCCTACGCCTTGGTTCTGATTCCCGTGGGCTTTACTACGAAGTTGACTTACCAAATACATCTTATGCAAATGATTTGGTTGAATTAATGAAGAGAGGCGACGTGAATCAATCGTCCTTCGCCTTCTTGATTGAACGTGACCGCTGGGAAGAGCGTGATGGCAAAACATATAGAATAATAGAAAAAGTATCAAGGCTCCTTGATGTCTCACCGGTAGCGCAACCTGCATACCCTGATGCAACAAGTGAGCTAATGATGAGAAATAATACACCTGAGTCAGAGGGTGCTGAAGTTGAGGTTAAGGCCGAAGTGGAGGAAATGTCTGATATTGAAATCTTTGAATATAAACTCAAACTTTTAAAACTCGATTAAGATGAAAAACATCGAATTAAGAGGACGCCGCGCGCAGCTCATCAAAGATGCTGATGCAATTGTAGCTGCTGCACAGGCTGAAGGTCGTTCTATGACCTCTGAAGAAAAATCAAAGTTTGAAGCTATCGAAGCAGATGCTCGTGGCTTGAAACAAGAAATTGAAATCATTGAGCGCAATGCTGAATTGAAGAAAGAGATTGCTGCTATGGAAGGTGAGGCTCGTGCCGCAGCTCCTAAAGCAAACGCTGCTTCTGCATTTGGTAAGTACTTGCGTCACGGATTCTCTGCATTGACTGCTGAGGAGCGTGCAATGGTACAAAAGCGCGGTACAAACACACAAGTTGCTGGAACTGATAACTTGGGTGGCTACTTGGTACCTCAAGAGTTCAGCAATGAGTTGAACGTAGCAACTGCCTTCACTGGTGAGGTTGAGCGTTTGGCTAAGAAGTTGAACACTGCATCAGGCGGTTTGTTGGACTACCCAACATTGAACGATACTGCTACTGACGCAAACTTGGTGACTGAAGCTGGTGCTGTAACTGTACAAGATATGACTTTTGGCAACGCTCAATTGTCTGCTTACAACTACAGCTCTTTGGTTCGTGTGTCTCAGCAATTGTTGCAAGACTCTGCTTTTGACTTGAACTCGTTCTTGGTTGAAGCTATGGGTGAGCGTATCGCTCGTGCAACTAACGCAGCATTCACTACTGGTACTGGTTCAAGCCAACCACAAGGCATCGTGACTGGTTCTGCATTAGGTAAAACTGCTGCTGGAGCTTCTGCAATCACTGCTGATGATATCCTTGACTTGATTTACTCAATCGATCCTTCTTACCGTAACAAACCTGGATTCGGTTTGATGGCTCACGATAACATCATCGCTGCTGTTCGTGCTTTAGGACTTGGCGCTGCCAACGATTTCCCAATTTTCATTCCTTCAATGGAAGTAGGTCAGCCTGACCGCATCTTTGGTGTTCCAGTTTACGTGAACAACGATATGCAGTCAAGCATTGCTACAGGAACAAAAACTATGGTTGCTGCTGACTTCAGCCAATTCGTAGTTCGTAATGCTGGTGGTATCCAAATGCTACGCCTAAACGAGCGCTTCGCTGATGAGCTCGAAGTAGGATTCGTGAGCTGGAAGCGTTCTGACTCTAAAGTCTTGAATAGCGCAGCTGTTAAGCACTTGATTCAAGCATAAGAATGAAGGTAGTCTTTAAAAAGACTGTTGTTGGTAATGGGTTCCGCTTCCGCAAAGGTGCGGAGGTGGAACTCCCCAACGATAGAGCGATGGAGTTCTTGAACGCTGGGTACTGCGAAGCAATTGCAGAGCCCGCTAAAAAGCGTGCCAAGAAGAGCGTGTCGAAACCAAAAAGTAAAGAAATAAGGTAATGGCCTATTCAGTAGTAACAGCGGCAGCAAGTGAGCCGATTACATTAGAAGAAGCAAAGAACTTCTTGCGTGTAGATGGTAGTGATGAAGATGCACTTATAGGTGCGTTGATATCTGCTGCACGGGAGATGTGCGAGCAATACACTCGTAGGATCCTCGTTACTACTACCATTGATGAGTATTTTGATGGATTCCCAAACTATCGGAATGCACAAGATAAGGACATCATCTACTTATCCCGTGGCCCAGTATCAAGCATCACCTCAGTGAAGTATGTTGATGAGATAGGTAGCGAGAGCACCGTATCCTCATCTGCGTATGTAGTTGATACTATTAGCGAGCCAGCAAGGATTGCTTCAACAGCGGGATGGTTTGCGACAAACGGAATCATCAACCAAGTCATCGTTCGTTACACCGTAGGTACGGATGTGAGCAGTATTCCTACTCCATTAAAGCAAGGAATGCTTCTTATCATTAGTGATTTGTATGACAAGCGAGATGACCGAGTGAGAAAAATGCCAACAGCATCAGAGTATTTATTTAACCCATTCCGAATCTTCACCTTCTAATGATTGACCAAGCTGGACAATTGGATCGTAGGATCACTTTACAAACATTTAGTGAGACTACGGATACTTTTGGGCAAGAGGTAAAAACCTACTCTACCCTTGCTTCAGTGTGGGCAAATGTGAAGGAAAATATTGGAATTGGTAATGGGGAAGGTGAAAAAGGTGATATGATTGCTGCTACTAAAAAGGTAGAGTTTATCATTCGCTACCGCACTGATGTGAATGAGCAGATGCGTATAATATACAACAACAATACCTATAAGATTCAAGCCATTCAATCCGCGGATGCTCGCAAAGCATTCCTTAAGATAGTTTGCTTGTGGTCTGATGCGCAGTGATGGAAAAAGTAAAAGTAAGTGTTGAGGGTGCAGAAGAGGTAATGAAAAAGCTCCGCAAGCTTGATGATAGACTCAAGAAGAGAATCCTCAAGAAAGTGGGAAGAAAAGCACTACCTCCAATGGTCGATTCGTATCAGCGGAATATTAAAGATGCTGATGAAGTTTTTAAGGTATACAAAAAAGGTAAGATTGTAGCTGAGATACAGCCTGGGCAATTGCGTAATAGTGTTGGCATTAAAATACCAAAAGCACTGCAAAACAAAAATGTAGTAGGCATGAGTGTCGGTCCAAGAAGGACTGGAAGATATAGAGATCCTAATAAAGGCGGTTGGTATGCTGGGATGATAAACTTTGGATGGCTTCGAGTAGGACCAGAACAAAAAGACAGATACAAAAATCCTAAGAACCTAGGCTTTGCTCAAAAAGCAATGGCAGCAGCTAAGAATAAAGTAAATGTAAGTTTTGTCCGTAACTTTAGAACGATAACCAAAGCGGAAATCAAGAGGCTAAAGTTTGGACAAAGAATAGGTTTTAAATGATTGGTAAAGTAATAAAATACAAGTTTGATAACACTGCCAACCTAAACAGCGTATTTGCTGGGCGTGTTTATCCCCTGGTTGGAGCTCAAACGAGTACCCGACCTTTTTGCATTTACGATACCACAAGCATAAGACCTGAAGGCTCTAAAGATGCTGACAGCCATATTGATATTGTTAATGTGGAGCTTACTCTTGTAGGAGATAACTACGGTATATTGCAAACGGCAGTAGAAAATATACGTACAGCATTTGTGCGAATGAAAGAAACAATTGAGGGCGTAAATGTTCAATCGTGTGGCTTTGATAATCAAAATGAGGTTTTCAATGTTGATGAAGAGACTTTTGCGGTTGCAGTTGATTTAGTGTTTAGAATAGTGAAATCATAAAATTAAAAAAGATGGCAGCAAGTACATCAGTAATGAATAGCACCGATGTGGTAGTACGCATTGGTACCGACGGAGTAACATACGAAACCGTTGGCAAGATGACCAACGCTTCTTTGAGCGTTACAATGGCAACTCGTGACACGAGCACAAAAGACAGCTCGGGTTGGATGGAAGTATTAGAAGGACAAAAGTCTTGGACTCTTTCGGGTGAAGGCTTGGTAGTGTACAGCAACAGTGGTAAGGCAACGCCTGACGATATCTACGGACATTTGTCAAGCCGCACACTTATCTACATTGAGTTTGGTTCTGAAGCTACGGATGAGAAATACTACAGCGGAACGGGATACTTCACGGAGTTCTCAACGGATGCTGGGGTAGAGGATAACGCAACATTCTCTTTCTCTTTCCAAGGAACGGGCACCTTGACTCAAGGTACACAAGCGTAAATTTTTGAGGGAGGGCCTTTGCGCTCTCCCTTAATTAAACAACACAACAATGACAACACAACTGATTAAAGTAGGAGAGAAGGCATACCCAGTAAAGTATGGCTTTAACGCATTAAGGCTCTTTTGCAATGAGAGCGGTATTGAATTGCAAGAGCTTGAGAAGATAGGGCAAAGCATAAGCATCGACCACGCCATCAACTTGGTATGGGCGGGGATGAAGGATGGCGCTCGTGTTGAGAAGCAAGCGTTTGATCTTACTCCTGAAGATGTTGCCGATTTGCTTGATGAGGACAGTACCCTTATCAATCAATGTATGGAGCTTTTTGTTGCCTCTTTTATCAAGCCGAGCAGCGAAGAAAAAAAGTAAATACCCAAGCCTCTGAATCCCTTGATTGGGACGCATTGGAAGCGATAGGCTTGGGTGAGATGGGAATGAGCGTAGAGGAGTTCTACAATATGACTCCGAGGCAGTTCCACAACAAAAGAGAAGGCTTCCAGCGGCACATTCAGTACCACACTGAACTGCTGTGGGAAACCACAAGGTGGCAAGCAGCAGTGAATGTTGCACCACATACCAAGAGAAGGATAAGCCCTAAAGATTTGGCGGTCTTCCCTTGGGATGGAAGAAAGAAAGTACACAAGGCAGCGAGCTTTGAGGAAGTGCAAAAAGGAATAAACAAGGTGTTTGGTAAATGAGCCGTACTGATATAGATTTTAAGATTGGAGCAGACCTGAAGCAATTCCGCTCGGGTATGCAGAACATTGACCACAGCTTGAAGAAATTAAGCGGTGGTTTTGGTGCTTTAGGCGCAACCATTGGAGCATCCTTTGCCGTTGATATGATCCGTGACTTTGCAATGGAATCTATCAACCTTGCTTCTCAAATGGAAGGTGTAGAGGCTGCATTCAATCGACTCAATCAACCTGGACTTCTTGACAAATTAAGAAAAGCAACGGGAGGTACCGTTGATGACCTCAAGTTGATGCAGACGGCTGTTAGAGCTGAAAACTTCCGTATCCCAATGGATACACTTGCAAAAGGTTTGGAGTTTGCACAGCGTAGAGCACAAGCCACGGGTGAGAGTGTTGACTATATGGTTGACTCCTTCGTTACTGGTTTAGGTCGTGAATCCGTTAAGATCCTTGATAACCTTGGTATCTCTACCATTGAGCTGAATGCCAAGACAAAAGAAATGGGATCAATGGCAGCTGCTGTTGGTGCTATTATGGACGACGAGTTCGCCAAGGCTGGAGAGCGTGTGGTGACTACCTCAATGAAGATTGACCAGCAAAAGGCAGCACTTACAAATCTTAAAACCGAGATAGGTGAAAAGTTAGCACCTATCTATTCAAGATTCCTTGATGCTACGATTAAAGACCTCAGCACCATCAACCTATTGATGAATAGTGAGGTTGATAATAGAGATAAGGCAGTTATTGCATTAAAAGAATACTTGCGCCTTACGGGTAAAGAAAATACTGCTCTTGGTATACTTTTCAACTTCACGGTTAAAAAGATGGAGCTCGAGCGTGAGATTGAAAAAAAGCAAGCCGAGAATCAACTCACCCTTGAGGACTACCGCAATGCACAAAAGCAGTTCGAGGCAGACCAAGCACTTGCAGAACAAAAGAAGAAAGAGGCACTTGAGGCTTATGAGGATAAGCTCAATGAGGTGCTTCCCGCTATTCGTGAAGCAAATAAAGAGGTGCAAGATATGTTTGCCTTCTCTGACTTCAGCAACCTTGGTGCAAGCATTGGTACGGATGAGGCTATCTTCAACCTGGAGCAACTTGATGACGTTACCGAAGAAAGCACCGATACCTTTGACCATAGTTTCCGCAAAAGAATGGAAACGCTTCGCTTATTTGGTGATGAGATTATGGCTATCGGAAGCATTATGCAACAATCATTTGAGGCGGCACTTGGCCCACTACAAGAGGGTGAGACGCGTATAATGAAGTTCCGTGAGGTATTCGTTCAAGAGCTCAAACAAATGGCGGCACAGCTGCTCGCTACAGCCGCAGCAGCCGCATTATTAGCAGCTATCCTTACCGTTGCCTTTGGTGGTAGCAACCTCGCTGGTCAAGCACTCTTTGGCAAGGCTGGAATGGGCTTTGGTGACCTATTCGGTGGTCTATTCAAAGGAATGGGTGGTGGCTTTGGATTTAACAGCACTGGCTTTGGTGATAGTCAAGACAACCTTATCACAAGAATACAAGGCGATGACCTCTTGATTATGCTTGAGCGCGCTGGAAGAAGTAGAAATAGATTAAGCGGTATTGGAGGCTAATGGCAAACCCTAAATTGTACAGCGAGTTCCGTAGTGACTACGGTGATTTTTACCTCATAGAGATATGGGATGAGGACTACACTGGAACGGAACCTGATAGGTTTAACGTCACGGGTAATGGCTTTGAGCTTAATTACACGGGACAAACTGATAAGATATACAGCCCCGTAATAGGATCAAGCGTATCGCTTGGGATGTACATCAGAGATGCAGCAACAAGAGCATTCGCTCAAGACTTTAAAGAGTACCAAGAGAACCGCTACTACATTAAGATTTGGAAGGGGCAGTTTAGCGGGCAAGATGCAGATACTTGGTACAACACAAGTAAGGTCAGCAGCGATGGCCTTGTGATGTGGTTTACTGAATACGAGGAGGAAACGGTGTACCTCGACTTCTTTTGGGGAGGATACATCCTACAAGATGTTGTTAAGATAGAAGATGCTTCCGAGCCTTACATCTTGCAGTTGAGCGCAAATGATGGTATTGCTAAATTAAAGAATGTCGATGGTGCCCGATTTAGAACCACCTTCCAAAACATTTTCAGCAACGCCATATTTAATGCGTATACCTACAACATCTTTCCTACCGAGTGGCCAGCACTAAAAATCGCAAGCAATTGGTGGAGCGCACAACATACCTATAGTGCCACTGAGGATCCATTGGCAAGCACAGCAGTTGACCTTGACGCTTTCCACACTTTTGATTCCGATGGCAACATACGCAGAACATCATACTACGATATTCTTACTCAAGTATGTAATGCTTTTGGTATGCGCTTCTACTTTTCAAATGGTAGTTATCGTGCAGAGCAGATATTCCAAAGAGATAGAGACTTTATTAAGGAGTTCAGCTACAAGCGAGATGGTAACCTTATTGGCTACGAAACGGTACAGCGTGACAAAACCATTGACCAAACAAGCAACAAGGCGCGCCTGGCTGGAAACATTTACAACTTCCTTCCAGCGGTAAATAAAGTGCAGATAGAGACTGACGAGGGAGATGTAAGCTACAGCGGCATCGTCTCTTCAGATGTGTCAAGCCCAACCATTGACCTTGGCTATACAAATGATGATCCACAAAACTGGTTGGAGATATCCTTCAGCTACGAGATAGAGCTTGAGATAAATGTTGATGTCAACAGCAACCCTATCTACTACATCCTTGATGTAGATGTAAACATAGATGATGGAAGCACGGTATACTACCTTAAGCGCGACCATACGGCTGTAGCACCAAACAATGCAAGCTGGACTACCACACAAAGCGGCAGCGGCTTCCAAGTATTGGTAGGGCCATTCTACGAGGAGGTGCAGAGCCCTTACTCACCACCTTACTCACACTTTATAAGAGGCACGGCCACGGTCGTTACACCTACACTCCCGCAAGATGGAGATATAGAGGTAGAGTTTAATAGCAATAAGTTTGTTACCAAAACGGGAAGTACAAGAACTCTGAACGCCTCAAATGCGGTGCATTGGAATACTACTACTATAGGCATAACAAAGATGAACGGCAATAACGGCCACTTTGTACTTGCTGAAACCGTGAACGCGGATAACGATAGTGGCATTATCTATGACCTTGGTAAGAGCAAGGTTTTTGACGGCAATGGCAATAGAGGCTCTTTGTTTTATAAAAACCCAAGCACCAATGCTTACACCCTCACCACTGGATGGAGAGAGGGCAACAGCGGCACCTATGTTACTGCACAGCGCCTGATAGCGAATGAGTTCCTATCCTTGATGAACAGCCCACTGCAAAAGTATGAGGGGCAAATCTATAGTAGCCACCACTTTATGACGCGCTTGGTGTTTGACAGCAAGAACTGGCTACAGCTCGGCGGTAGATTTACGGCAAGAGAAGATACTTGGGATGGCGAGTGGTTTGCCATTGCGAAGCAAACCATTGCTATTGTAAACACGGACGATGGCACGGTAGGTGATCCAGTCTTTAGTATTGGCAGCTCCTCCTTAAATGGTGCGGTGGTGCTTAACAGCGTTGAGACTACTGATATGCAAGCAGTAGATGTAAGCACGGTGAACAACGTAAATGTGGGCAATGACCTTGATGTTACGCGTAACGCTGATATCACGGGGGCTCTTGATGTAACGGGTGATTCTCGCTTAAGAGCGGGTTTGACACACGA